TGACGCTTTTAATAAAGTTATTTTTTTTTTTGTAGATGATAATAATTGGTATTTGATTATCAACTAATGTATAAACACCGTGTTTAAAACCAGCAATATAATGTGCTTCGGCGTGAATATATGAGACTTCTTTAATTTTAAGTGAGCCTTCTAAAGCAACACCGTATAATTCTTCTTTTCCTAATAAGAAAAGGCTATTAGATTTAGTATTATTAAGAATATTAGAAATTTTATTTGAGATGCTAATAATTTTATGTTCTAAAGAGAGTGTATTAATAATATCGCTTTCTAATTCTATTAAATCATTAGTAAATTTTTGTTTTAGATTATAATCTAATTTGTTATTTAATTCGGATTTGTATATTGCTAAAGATAAACAGGCTAAAATTTGTGAGGTGCAAGATTTGGTAGAAGCAACGGCATTTTCTCTTCCACATTTAGTATAAATATTATCAATTGTTCTTCTGGATAAAAGTGAATCAACAACATTGATAATACCTAATATTTTAATTTCATTTTTATTATTTTTATATTTTCTACATACATTAACAGCTAAATCTAAATCTCTTGTTTCTCCAGATTGTGAAATTAAAACAATTAATAAATTTTCTTCAGGATTTTCAATTGAATTTAAATATGTATCATCAAAATTACTACCATCAATAACATTTACAAATTCAAAAGCGTTTGTATATCTAAAATAATGAGAAGCAATTAATCCAGCATAATAAGAACTTCCACAAGCAAGAATATATAAATATTTACATTTTTTAATTTTAGGAATATCTAAAGAACATAATTTATTATTCATTTCATTTAATAAATTCATATTTTGCTGATCATAAATTTCTTTAATCATCCAATGATTAAATTCTTTTGGTAATATTATATCATTATCATTATTTTTATGTAATGTTAATTCTTTATAATCACCATTTATATAACATTTACCATTAATATCTAAATATCCAACAGTTTTATTTCTTAATAATATATATTTATCAACTTTATTTAAAAAACCACTTGGTTCAGAAGTTAAAATAGAAACATCATCACATTGACCTAATAATAATGGATTTTCATTTTTCATAAAATATAATTTTTCAGGTTCATATTTATTATAAATAATACAAGCCCAAGTTCCATCTAAAAGTTCCATGGTCATTTCTAAAATTTCAGTGAATAATTTATCTTTATTATTATTATTCAAATATTCTATAATATTTACTAAAACTTCTGTATCAGTTTCAGAATAAAATTCATAATTATTTAGATATTTATTTTTTAATTCCATATAATTAGAAATAATACCATTATGGACCAATACAAATTGTTTATTATTTGAAATATGTGGATGAGAATTTTCATCAGTTTTACCTCCGTGAGTGGCCCATCTTGTATGACTAATTCCAATTGAATAATCATCACTGATTTTACTGATTTCATCTTCCAATATAAGAAAAATGTCATCCTTATCTTTTTGTTCTATTAATTTTCCATCAATACCATATTTAAATAAATGTTCTAAATCATTGAGATTATTTAAATATAAACCACATGAATCATAACCACGATTTTTTAATAAATTTACTGCTGTTAATATTATATGTTTAATATCAATGTCACTATTTTTATTTTTAATACATCCAAAAATACCACACATTAATATATTATAATAATAAAAAAAATTTTGAAATAATAAAAATAAGTATTTATTTAAATTATATTTTATAATATTTTAAATATGTATCAACACATTATTTATTTAAATATTTTATGTAATAAATTTTGTTTAATTAATGTTCAATATCTATTAAATAAATACTGTGTTAAAATGGAATTATTTAATGATTTTTTTGAAAAAAATAGTAAAGAAAAATTAATATTTAATTCTTTTGAATCTGAAATTCTATTTATTTATATTGTCAATATTAATAAAGATTATATTTTTAATAAATATAAATTAAACGAAATACAACTTATAAATAAAATATTTCTTAATAATAAAATATATTATCTTAATAAATGTCATAAATATTTTGATGTTGATAATAAACAAATGCATTTACCAAATTGCAAATGTCCCATTAAAGCAAAAACGATTTCAAATGTTAAAATTAATATATTTATTAAAATGTTGGAAAAACAAAATATAACTAGTTTATCCTGTTTTAATAATGATAATAACATTATCAATTTTGATGAAAATAAAAATTTAGAAACTGAAAATAATAATGATATAATCACACCCAAATCTAATATTAAATCAATAAATAATGATAGATTTTATAAGACTTTAAATAAATTAAATAATATTAAAAAATTGCTTGATATACCCATTGAAGAAAATTTAATTATTAACGAAAATATATCAAATGACGAAAATAAAACTGTTTATGTCTCAAATAATATTAGTGATGATAATAAGACAAAAGAAGAAATAATAATCACCAAAGAATACAAACAAGAAATATTTAATAATTTATATAATGAAAATACTAAAAATATTGACAATAAAACAGACATATTAAATGAAGAAAATAATGAAACTGACATATTAAATGAAGAAGATAATGAAACCGACATATTAAATGAAGAAGATAATAAAACTGACATATTAAATGAAGAAGATAATAAAACCGACACATTAAATGAAGAAGATAATGAAAATAATTATATGAGTAGTATTGATAAAATAAATAAAAAGCAAAATAATGTGGATATTGATGATTATTTAAGAATGAAGGAGGAGGAAATAAGAAAAAAGAAAATGTTATTATTATTAAAACAAAAAAAGAATGAAATCGAAAAAGTAATGATAGATGATAATTTGATTGATGAAATAAATGAATGTTATTTGTTAGTTAAAAATAAAAATATAAATGTTGATTTAATTAAGAGAATAATTGATTTAAAATATAAAATAAAAAAAAAGTATAAATTGGATAATGATAATAATTGTATTATTAAAATAGATGAATTGCACAATTTATTAATGAATTTAAGTATAAATTTTGAAAATATTAATTATAAAAATTGTAAAAATAATTTTAAAGAAATTATAGAATATATTAAAAATATAAAATAATAATATGAAGGAGACAACTATTAAAAGAATTAAAAAAAAAGTAATAAATGAGAATGGTTATAAATATTCATTTAATGATTATATTGTTAAAGATGGCAAATTAATTATTGAATTTGATTTAAATCAAGAGGGTGGTGATGAAATAACAACACTTGATATGGCTGATGAATATAAAAATAATAATATAATTTTTGATATGAATAAATATATTAAACAAAAAGGTGGAAATAATAATAAAGATTTTATAATCAGTGATTACACAGAATTAGAGAATATTACATAATCCATTTATTATTATTATAATTATTAAATAGATTTATTGAAGCTTTTATTAATAAACCAATAAGAACAACATAAGATATTTTTTCTAATGATTTATTATTATTTGAAAATTTATATACTGGAGAAATTATTTTGTGCATAAAAGTTTCATTATTAGTGATTATTTCATCAGATGATTTATTCCTGAAATATGTTTCAAATAATGTTAAACAACAAGTATCATCATTTAACAACCAATGTAGTAATAAAAAAGGAACAAATATAATATAAAATAACAGTAATGTATTATTATTGCTAAATGGAGTGATTAATATAAATATTATAACTATAATATGAATTATAGTAATATTAAATACAATTAAATTATTTAATAAAGCCATTATAATATTATTTAATAAACAATTTTTTTTGAATTTAATATTATAATGAACGATTATAGTATTTTGGATGAATATATTAAACAAAAAGGTCAAATTATTATTTTGATTATTGGAATGATGAATTCATCAAAATCTAAAATAAGTAAAGAACTACTTATTTCATTAAATGAAAATACAAAAACTAAATTAAAATTAATTAATATGTGTAATTTTTATAAAAAAGATAAACATATTAAATTTACAGATGATAATGACACATTTAATAATTATGATATCAATAGTAATTATGATTTTGATGAACTTAATAAAAAAATTAAAGAACATAAAAATGTTATAATATATGGTTCAACATTTGATATTAAAAAAATTGATTTTGAGATTAATTTTACTTTTTTATTGAGTTCTACAAAAACAAGAATTAAAGAATATATAGAAAAACGAAATATAATGCAAAATGAAGAATTAATACAAAAATATATTAAAAAATATTATTTACCTTATTATGATAAATTAAAAGAAAAAATTAAACTAAATAAAATTATTAATATCAAAAAAATAGATGAAACTGATGAAGAAGTTATTGATAAATACACAACTGAGATATTTGATGTTTTAAAACACTTCATTGAGAATATTTTATATAAATCTTCTTAAATTATTATTTTTTTTTCTAATTCTAATTTTATCATATTAGAATACATTAAATTATAACCATCATCATTTTCATTATCACTATCATCATTTTCATTGTCACTATCACAAATACTTCCAAAATCAATAGATGATATTAAACTATTTGTTTCATTATCACTTTCATCAGTATTTTGATTACTATCTGTTTCATAATCATATTTTTTATATTTATTAACATTTATAAAATCAATATTATTAAATATATTAATATTTTCTTTTGTTTCATTATCACTTAATTCATTATTCACATAATTTATATTAAGACTATTGACATCATTATTTTCTAAATAATTTTCAATATCATTATCACTATTATCACTATTATCACTATTATCACTATTATCACTATTATCACTAATCTCAAACAAATCCATTATTTTATTATTAAGTATAATTTATTTAAATTAAATCAATTTTTTTATGTGTTTATAATAATTAAATTTTATATAAAAAACAAGTAAATGATGCAACTATTAGTGTTTAATTTATTTTTAGTAATGTGTATTCAATTATTAAAGTTATGTGTAAAAATTAATTATGTGTTTGATTTTTTGGATAATGAAGAAAAAGAAAAGTATTATAAATATGTTCAAAATAAATATAAAATATTGAACAATATGGATGACACTATATTTAAAAAAATGTTCATTTTTCCCGCATTTATTGTTTATTTATTAGTTTATAAAGAATATGAATTAAATAACCAAAAAAAATTAGAAACTTTAGCTAATGAATTAATTGATGAAAGAAATGAAGAAATAATTGAAAAAAATTTACAATTATTAATAAAAAATAGTTATAAAGATTTAAAGGTTAATTAAATAAATAATATATAGGAAAGCTAATGACAGTATGGTTAATTTATAATAATCATCAAAATCATCCCAATGAAAAGTGGTAATATAAATTAATAGTATAATACTACTAAAATTAATAGTTTTATTAAATATAAAATTATTATTTTGTTCTAAATTACTAAAACATAGATATGCTATGGAAATAGATAATATACTTAAGAAAAATACAGTAGCAGAATATTTTTCATTATCCAATTCTTGATTATTATTAGTGGTTAATATTTCTGAAATTTTAGTTATTAGTGAAATAAATAATATTGATAATATAGAAATCACAGAAATATTATATTTAGAATACATATTATTACTTTATAATATAATTTATATTATTTGGAAAATTCTTTTATAATAATATCATCAATATAAAGTAAAATTTCAGTAATTGTATTTGAATTAAAATTAATATTAATATATGATTCGTGTAATTTTATTTTATTATCGGTGTAATTATTAAATATTTCTTGTTTATGTATATTAAAATTATTATTTAATGTCATATATGTATAAAATATATTTGAATAATATTCAGATATTTTTAATAAATTGGGATTTTTTTCAATAATTCCTGAGCCCATGAATTTAGAAGTAATTATTAATATATAAAAAAAAGGTATTAATATTTCATCAATAATTTCTTTAAAATTTAAATTATCTTTATTACTAAAATTAATTATTTTTTGAAAAAATGGATTTATAATTTGAATAAATTTAAATAAATTATTTTTTATTTTATCTTTGACAATGTTGTTATTAATTCTTTCATTCATATATTTAATATTTTCTGTTAATTTATTATAAAATTCTATAAATATAATTGGATTTATATGTTTTTTATTAATAATATAATCATTTATTATTGAATATAAATTAATAAAATTATCTGTGATATAATATCCGTGATAAATTATATTATTTTCTTTGCAATATTTATTCATTTTACTTAAAAAAATTATACCAATTAAATAATTTATTTCGTTAAGTTCATTTTTTTTAGTAAAATCAATTATACTCTTTTTATATAATTCAATTGAATTCATAATAATTTTAAAAAATAATAAAAAAAATAATTTTATACCTAATTTTCAATTAATAATTTTAAACTATTTGAAGCTCTCGTGAGAGCTGTATATATCAGTTTTTTTTTTTCACTTAAATTTGGATTTTCTAAAACATTATTAATGTCAATATATACATTATTATATGTTTTTGATTGTGATAAATGAACAGTTATCGCATATGAGTAATTTATTTTTGCTATAACTTCAATTATTAAATTAAACATATTCCAAATTTTTATAATTTTATTTTCAATTTCATTTTGTATTTCACTTTTATTACAACTTTCTTTAATCTCTTTATAACATTGTGTTTTAATATCTGTTATAGTATCAATACATTTACTTTTAATATTTTCAAAATTTTTATCATCATTGTTATGTATAACTAATATTTCATAAATATTATCATCAATTTCTTCATCCATATTATTATTTATATTATTCTTAACAATTTTCATTTTATAGATTTTAAATGATTCATCTAAATAATTATTAACAATTTCTAAATTATTAATAATTATATTATTAAGTTTATCATTTAATTTAGAAGTTTTTGTTATTGTAATTTTATTTAAAGTAAAATTTTCTACAATGATATCTTTAATTATAAATTGTTGAGATGATTTAAAATATACTTCTTTTTCTTCATCATCTTGTTTATATATTATTTTATGAAAATCACTAAAAATAAGTATTTCATTAATTTCATATTTTTCAAGATTGTCTTTTTTGAATATTTTTTTTCTCATATAATTATTGTAATAATCTTTGTTTTTATTAGTCCAACATAATATAATATTATTTTGTGATTTAAAGAATTCTTTTTTGAATTTTTTAAGCCATTCTTTTTTATTATTTATTACAACTACATTTTTTGATATATGTTCTCCTAAATTTGGAATAATATTTTCTAAATCCCATTTTTTATGAGAATTACAAATATCCATAATTTTATTATTATTTGTTCTAATAATTTTATTTAATTTTAAATTTTCAATATCTTTTTTAAAAATATTCGATTTATTTTGACTAATTGGATTTAATTGTGATATATCTCCAATATATATAACTTTAAAATTATTTGTTTTTACAATTTTCATAACTTGTTCTGTAATATCATTACATATATCATCATTTAACATAGAACATTCATCTATTATAAGTAATCCATATTTATTCCAATTAAGTTTTGATTTTTTATTTCTTGAAAAATATTTTTCATTATTTTTATTTATTTTTTGTTTATAATCTAAAAATCTATGAATTGTTGATAAATTAACTTTTGATTTATCAAAATCATTATCTTCTTTAAATAATTTTGATTTTAATTCCTGAAGACTTGTATGAGTTGGAGTGCAAACCGAAATATTTTTATTAATATTATTATTTAATATAATATGTTTGATAAAATAAGTAATTAAAAATGTTTTACCTGTTCCAGCACTACTATTTATTAATATCTCATTTTTATCATTATTAAGAAATTCTAATAATTTATTAAAAACAATATTTTGGTCTTCTTTTAAATCCATATCTATTTAATTGTTTTATTATGTTTAATTATTCAATTTTTATAATACGTTATATTTTGGTTGTGGAATATTTAATTTAGCTTTATGTGTTATTTATTATGATTATTAAAATTTATAAATTATAATATATTATAAATGATTGTGTTGTTGATGGCTGCGGGATTGTCTAAAAGATTTATGAAACATAGTGATACACCAAAAGTAATATATCCAATTAATGGTATTCCTATGATAATACATATAATTAATCAAGTATTGGAATTAAATGATGTGGAAAAAATATTTATAATTGTTAATAATGTGTATCATAATAAAATAAAAGAATGTGTTGATAATTTCATTAATAATAATATTATAGAATATATATTTCAAGACGAATCCAATGGAACCGGAGGAGCAATTAAATCAACATTAAATCATATTAAAAAATATAATAATGCTTTAATAATTAGTGGTGACACACCATATATTAAAAAAGAAACAATACAAAAATTAGTTAATAAAACAAATTCAATGTTAATAACAAAATTAGATGACCCAAAACATAATGGAAGAATTATTATTAAAAATAATTCAATAACCGAAATTGTTGAATTTAAAGATTGTGATGAGGAAGAAAAAAATATTAGATATGTAAATTGTGGAATATATAATTTTGAAATTTCAAATTTATTAAAATTTATTCCATTATTAAATAATCAAAATAAAGCAAATGAATATTATTTGACGGATATTATTAAAATGATGAATAATAACAATATTATTACAAATTATTATGATTTAGAAAAAAATAAACAAATTGAAATATATAATATAAATACCATGGAAGATTTAAATAAATCACTTAATATTTTAATGTTATAAATAAATATTATTTTTAATTATCTAATTATATGAATTATTATATGTATGGTATGATTGGATTTTCTACTTTATATATATTTAAATATGAATTGAGAAAGATTTTTAATAATCTTCATAATAATATTTATTATAAATTTTATAATGATATAATAATAAATAATAAAAATATTGAATTAGTGAATTGTATTGAGAAACATATTATTGAAAATAATTGTAATATAAATAGTTGGATAATTGCATATAATGATAAAAAATTAAAATATAAACCAGGATGTGGTAAATATGTCATAAATAATATTTATTTCAATATATATGATGAATTTATTATTTTAACAACTAAAAATAATAATATTTGTAATTTAAAAATTGCATTAGAGAACATTATTAATAAACATTATGAAGAAATAATTGAAGTTGAAACAATGGATGTTTCATATGTAATTCCAATATTTGATGTTAATCAATATTATAAAAATGAAAAAAAAGATGATTAATCTAATAAATATTCATCTACTTTAATGCCACAATAATCAGCGGGAGTTTTTCTATAATCAACAGACATATATAAATTTAATCTTATTGCTTCTTTCAATAAAAATTTAAAATTACTTTCAAATTCTTCATCATGTCCTATATTATTAGATGCAATATGTGCTAATTCGTGAATACATACATAAAATATAATATTAAAATCATGAACTGTTCTTAAAAATTTTGCTCTTAAGCATATAACCATTAATTCCCCTTTATTTAAAGTATAGCTTGTTACATAATCATCACTATCATCAGGTCTTTCAGTTATTTCAAGGTTTTTAGTTCTATTAACTAAGTTTTTAATAGCGTATTCTTTTTTTGGATATTTTTTAATATTTGCATTTAAATCATCAACTATTATAGTAAAATTTTTTTTTATTTTTGATAATATGTTGGCAGTTTTCATTGAATCCGATTTATTTAAAACTTTATATGTTTCTCCATCTAATTGTGATTTTTCTTTTATTAAATTATCATTTTTTTTTATGATTAAATTTCTTTTATAAAATAATAAAAGTATAAAAGTTATAATTATTATAAAAATTAATTGTTCCATAAGATATTATAATATAATTTTTAAAAACTTTTTTATACTATCAATAATATATATATAATGGGTTCCAGTAATTCAACAGAAAAAAAGGAAACTAATTTAAATGATTATTTAACTTCATTAGATTTAGACTTTAATAATTTTGAAAAAACAAAAATGCCGGTTCTTGATTTCAAAGTGGGGGGTGGTAATAATTCTTATGAAAAATACAATGTTTCAAATCTTTTAAATGAAAGAGAAAATACACTTAATGGTGGTGGATTGAATAATACCACTGATTTTGATACTTCAACTAATCATAATTCATTAAGTGTTAATGTTGTTAATGCTCTTAATAATATTCAAGCAGGGGGTTCAAATGATGATATGAGAAATGTTATTAATGATGAACTAAAACAAATTATGAATGGTGGAATGGGTTGTAAATGTGATAAAAATAATAAAAATTGTAAGTGTGGTAATGATATTTCATTGTCTGACACTAGTGATGATATGAATTTATCACCAGATAGTATGATGGGTGGTGCTAAAAAGAAAAAATTTACTACTTCTTCAACATCTATTACAAGTGATAGTAGTGATGAAAGCAATGAATTAAGTTCTAATGATGCAAGCTCTTCATCAACTTCTTCATCAACAACTGACACATCAACAACTATGGCTGGAGGAAGTGAAAGCGATAATAGTGATAATAATATGAGTATTAAAAGGGGTATTTCTGTATTTCCTTTTGAATCATCTGAAGCTGGTGATTCTTTATCTGAAAGAAATATGCGTTTATTAAGAAAACACCTATAAATAAAAAATATTTTTTTTAAAAAGTTATTGTAAATTTTTTATTCTTTACAGTTTTAATATCTTCATCATTAAATGATAAAGTATCACTATTTAATGAATTTACAATATCTTCTTCTTCATTATCATCAATTTCATTGTTTTCATATTTAGACATAAGTTTATCAATTGATGTTTGACCTTTTCTTCGTTTAGTTTCAGAATCAATGGCATTTTTAAATATTGTTTTGGGATTTTCAACAATTAATTCCAAAAATTGTAAAGCTGGTTTTTCAATTTGATTTGTTATATAATATAAATAGTCTAATTCTAAATTATTATCTAATAAATATTTAGGGTCTTCAATTTTCTCACCTTGTAATTTTGTTTTTTTATTTGATATAAAATATACATATTGAATTCTATCATTTACTTGTGGTTTATTTCCAGGGTCTCTTTTTGCTATTCTGTCAGCTAAAACAGCATGCGCTATACTACTTCTGTTTTTATAATTTTTTTTTAATGTTTTTGAAATTAAAAAATATTCAATTGGATATTTACCTCTCAATATATTTTTCAACACATTTCTAACATATTTAATAATTTCTGAATTTTCATTTTTATTTAACATATGATCTACAATTCCACCAACTACTATTTTTACTATTTTTGCATTATCTCTTCTTTTTAATACAATGCCCATATTTTTTTGAAAATAATTTTTATCATCATCTTCATATAAATTACCAACATATTTCTTTTTTGCTAATTGTATAAATCTAAACATTGTTTTTTCATATACCATCTTCTCAGGTTCAGGCAATGTTTTACATATTGTTTCACCTGATAATTGACCAAAATTAATTGATGTCATCAATAAATCAGATATTTCCATATTATAATTCATCACAAAAAACACTGAATCTGTATCTCCATACACTACATCTGGATTTACTTTTAAGTTTTCTTTATCATCGATGTGTTCTACAATTTCAACAACTCTTTTTCTAAAATATTTAATAAATTCTTTTTTATTATTATATCCATTTCCTTCAAATCTATGTTCTGGATATTTTTCAAAGTATTTTTTTGCAAATTTTTTATATTCTTTTTTTTGATTTGTTAAACATAAATTTAATAATTGATTAAATGGTTTATTAATAAATTGTCTTGCATATTTCAACATTCCTCTACCACCAGCTGTAATAGATGGTGCCAAAGGACCTAAATATATTGGACTTACTTTAGCTCCTAATAATCCATAAATACTATTTGCAGTCATTTTATAAGCAAGTTGTAATCCATCTAAAATTTTTGCTAAAAATGGGTCATTACAACTTTCCATTTCTTTTTTTACTGATTTTCTTTTTTTGAGTAATCCATCTAAAATTCTTGGAATAATTCCTTTAGTTCCATCT